TTGAGCAAGTCAAAGAAATGGCAGCTGAAGCAATTATTGAAGCCAAAGAAATTGTTGTCGAAACGAAAGACGGGCTCAAGAATTTAAATGAAGTTTTAAAAGAAAGGGAGAATCAAGAAGATCCTCCACCTGTTCCTGAGAAGGAAGCAGAGGTAGTCGTAAAAGAACCACCGGCAATCGAAGAAGAAACCAAAGACGAAGAAGAGGAAGAAAGGTGGAAAAAAATATGAATAAGGCTATGACGATAACTGATAAGGAAGCCCGCGTCTCAATTATTAGCACATTTGATAAGTGCTTTTCAAATGAGGATTATGAAATGTTCTTTAACACCCAAAGCGGACTGGAAGTCTTAAAAGGTGTTGATGGAAAACCAGATCCATTTGTTACTGAACTACCTACCCTTTTAGATATTGGTATTATGGGGCATTGTCATAACAAATGTGGTTTTTGTTATCAAGGCGAAGTTGAAGAAGCAAACATGACTTTTGATAACTTCAAAGTGATAATCGATCAAACTAAACATCATGTTAATCAAATTGCGTTGGGTGGTAGAGGGGACCCAAATAAACATGAGGAATTTGAAAAGATTATTACATATGCACGGAAGAATAATGTAGTTCCAAACTATACCACAAGTGGGAAAGATCTCACAGATGAAGAAATTGAAATATCCAAAATGTGTGGTGCTGTTGCTGTAAGCGATTATGGAAACACTTACACATATGAAGCAATCCAACGATTCATTGATGCTGGAGTTAAAACTAACGTTCATCTCATGTTTACAAATGCATCGTTCGAAAAATGTTTAAAAATAATCAATGGTTATAATCCCTGGAAGGGTGGCAATTCGACTGCAGAATTTTTTGATATCAAAGGGTTGAATGCTGTAATCTTTTTGCTTTTCAAAGCTCAAGGAAAAGGTGCTAACTGTCCTGGTCTGGCGCCAAGTCAATATCAACTTCAAGTTGTTGCTGAATCAATACTCAAAGCTCGAGCAACATTTAAAGTTGGTATGGATAGCTGCCTTGCCAATCATATTTTCAAACATACAAAAGTCGATGGTTTGAATAAATTATCAATCGACTCTTGTGAGGGTGCAAGGATGTCAGCATATATAACTCCAGATATGAAACTGATGCCATGTAGTTTTGCAGATCATGTAGAGTTTTCAGTACCAATAAAGAAACCTATTGAGGACATTTGGCAAAAATCAAAACAGTTCAAAAAGTTCAGAAGCGTTTTGAAAAGGACACCATACTCATGTCCGGCAGGTTTTTGATATGAAGATAAAATTAGACTTTGTAACCAACTCAAGTTCTTCATCGTTTATAGTCGGATGGCCAAAAAAGATTCGGACTATAAACGATGTTTCAAAATATGTATCCCCCATAGAAAAGGCAAAGCAAGTCCATGAAGATGCACTCCAACAAAGTACAACAGTCATCAAGAAAACTCAGAGGGCATATAGAAAAATCTTCGCTGAACTATCAGATGATTTTAGTTCATATTATGGTCAACACGAACAGTTTGCTAGGAGAGAGGGAGTGACTGAAAATGAAATAGCTATGAACTCTCAGTGGAGTAGCATCGTATGGGAAGAGCACGCAAAGCATGTAGAAGTCAAAGGGCATGACAGAGCTCTTAAATTTATAAAATTAGCAGAGGGGCATTATCTATACATCTTCAATTATGGAGATGAAGACGGAAAATTTATGGCAGAAATGGAACACGGAGGAACATTTGACAATGTTCCACATATTACTATATCTAAACATTAGAAAGGTTTACTATGATACAAAGCCAAGACCAATTACTCGATGTTCCAATTATTGTAGAGTTTGTTGCTGTCCCAAACAGCTTTGACATTGATCATTATTTATCAATGAGGGAGAGCACAAACAATTTTTCAAATGCAGAAATGAACCTAGATAATGTTCGGTTCATTTCAGATACAATCAAATCATCTCCATTTTTCGTCCTCTCAAAGGCCCCTGAATTGACCATCTCATCATGTTTATTCTGTATAGAAATATTCAGGGAAATCGGTTTGACTCTTCAATCTGTTTCAGATCAACATGAAAATAGCATATTCAGAGGACAAGACTTTAAACGATTCCTTCACTACTCTTATAAAAATGATAGTCAAGAAAGTCAAGTACCATTCTGTATTATCGTTATCAATACATATCAGTTGGTTGAAGAAGGGGTCTTAGAACCTATCGTTGAAAAGATAGTTGAGGTGGAAGAATATACAAAGAAGATTGAAGCTACTATGGAGATGGTAAAAGCGAATCACGCATAACGGAAAATAAGCGAGTCAAATTGTTAGTCTGACTCGCTTATTTTTTTGCTTAAACTATGAAGAAGTTAAGTTCGATTTGCTCAACAACTCTAGTTGGATCTAGAATAATATTAACATGAAAGCGTTTTGTTTTTCTTTCATATTCTGTTGCTGAAACTTCAACTGAGTAATCGTTCAACCCTCTTCGTTTCTTAACTTGTTCTAAGAAGTCTACGATTTGTCCAGATACTTGTGCCCAAGTAATTGGATCATTTTGCTCGAAGATAAAGAATCGGCAGAATTGTTCAATTGCTCGTTTTACAAACAATACCATTCTGACAATGTTCAAGTCTGAGAGAGCACTTGATTTAGCTTGAGCAGTTAACTGACCCCAAACAACATAACCCTGAGCAAACTTCACAATTGGGTTCAGTTGTTTTAGATATAACTGATCTCGTTGGCCAAGTCTTGGATTGTATCTCAACTCTTTAATACTATCAATTGATGCTCTATTAAATCCTGCGACAGCAAACCAGATTTCTGCCACGTTATCATTTCTAGGTAATAGATATGATATATGGTATATTGGTGAGAACCATACATCCTGACCTGTAAATGGGTCAGAAACTTTATTGTATGATTCATATAATGCAACAAAATAATTGTTCATAGTGTTGACATTACTTCTGGTTGCTAGTGCAGCATTAGATGTTGCATTGTCTCCGTTATCAAGAATACCAACACAGTCACGTCTGGTTTGACATAGACTGCTAATTTGGGTCTTGACATCTGCAGGATAGCCAGCATCGAAGACAACTGAGAACCAAATGTTTTCAACGTCAAGAACTCTATCTTCAACAGCATTGGTGTTTGGATTGGTCAACAGACCTGCGTATGCTTGCTCAAGCAGGGTTTCTGCTTCACCAGTATCCAATGTACCGGATGCTGTTCTTAACGACCCCTCTGACCCCTTTCTGAAAGGTACAGGTTCGGCATTTTGAAATGCGCTTGCAATACTTACATTTGATTCTTTGATCAGATAAGTAATTGCGGAACCAGTATCAAATGTTGCAACTGCTCCATTCCATCCTTGAGTTCCGCCTGTCAAGTTCCTATCTGGGAATACATTAACAGTTTCATTATCAATCCCTGACGATGCTCCCATCCATCCCCAAATTTCATTTCCTTTTGCATCTTTGGCAATTACAACATAGGCACCATTTCCAGTTTCTAAAGCTGTTTGCCAATCTGAAAAGTCTTGTTTAATGTCGGTAATGGTTGCTGAACCAACAGTCAAATCAGCAGAAGTTGTTCCGATTTCTTTATCATAATTCTTAGATACTAAGTCGTATCCTGAAGTATAATCACCACTTACCAATTCCATATCGGCTCGAAGTACTGCTGAATAAGTTTCCAGCACATACGAGATCCAAATTGAATCACCAGAAAGGTCTTGGGCAAATGGGTCAAATGAAATATCGAATGACTCGATAATAATATCATCCCCATCTGATTGTTTTTCATATACATCCAGAACATAAACATCGTTCAAGGTTGGATTTGAATGTTCTGTTAACCTGACTCCTATAGCATTATACCAATCACCTCTACCAATTGGACGTAAGAATGCCAGAGGTTTTGTAACTCCAGATTGTTCCAAATTGGTTTGGATTTCAGCATAAGTATTTAAACTAGCTACAAATGTAATTGAAATTGATGCTGTGGCGTCAGTTGGTGCTAGCTGTGTATCAATTCTTAAGTTTGAGTATGCAGCATCATCTGGCAAACATCTCATCCAGTATAGAGATCCTGATTCTCCTAAAAAGTTATACGCAACATAGGGACCCTGACCATAATTCTTACCGAACGCTGTTATGTCAGGTTCGCCCCATTCATTAATAAAGTCTGATCTTGAACCAACAAATATTAGCTCATTGTCTCGACCCTTGGGTGCATATCCTGGTACGAACCCAATGGTTGATGGTACTGCAGCAACAAATGCTGATAGATCGATAATCTTGGTAAATACACCTGGAGAAACATTAGCCATAATATTTTTCCCTCCCGTATTAAATTCTCTAATTGATTGTTTCTATTGTCAAATCGTCCTCTTACTCCAGGTCTAAATTTCTCAAAGTCCTTTCAAGTTAATTATACGTATAAAAACCATACAAAAATAAGTCGTCTAGTCTCATCTTTTATTAGTGTTGGAAAAGTCACCCTTGCAAACAAGGCAAACTGACCCGGGTCTCCTACAGTTCCATACCCTCCTTCGTCTGAGGGCGATGTAAAAAGTCCCGCTTCACTCAACCTTTCATCGTTAGCATCATCAATTCCAAGAGATGTAGTAATTTTTAATACTAACCATCTATCGTCATTAAGTGGGTCACGTTCAAATACTACACTATCAAATGGGTGCTTGTAGTATCCTTCTCTTGGGTAACCTGATTCTGTGGATAAATGATAGTCAGCGGATGACGAATCAGTCGCATTAATCATAACCCTAGATTGTAAGTCATTATTTTCATTTGCTGGAGGAACTGGATCAAACGGATCTGCTGGAAGTACACCACCATCTCCTAAACCAAACCAATTAATCCAATGTTTATCAGTTGATTCTGAAACATTTGAATTATCTTTTCCAACCAACATTTGTGCTAGAGTTTCTCTTCCAAGGTAAACAACTAAATTGTTTTTCCTTACAAGTCTTTTTTTACCGTCTTCATCTAATTCATATATCTCGACTTTTCCCTTTGGGCGTCGGTCACCAGCACCTCCGCTTTTTTGAGTTGAGTCTTTGAAACAATTATCACCGTACTCTTCGGTGATGCGAATTTCAGTTGTTTTTACATTTTCCATAGCAAAGCTTCCTTTTAAATAGATGATAGCAATCTTTATATTTTGTTCTTAAAGTAGGTGTAAGTTAGTATCTAAAAACTATATATATTAATTAATGAATGTAAACCATTATTTAAACTTGCGGAGGAAACTATGGAAGAGATCATTAGAATGATTCAGATGGGAGCAAGCGTATATCTTCATAGAGAAGATGTTATTCGACTAATCAAAAAGGTTTGTGAGAGA